CTGAAGCACGGAGTCTTCGCCACTGATGCTGCTGATCGCTCCCGCCATCTGCGCTGGCGTGTAGGTGTCGCTCGCGCCCAGCTTCTCGCGGATGGCGTCGGCTATGTCCGTGAGGTACTGCTCGGTAACGATTACCTTTGCCATCAGTAGCTCACCCCGTCCACGTCAGTCGGCAGCGTCGTTATCGTCCAGCTCTCGTCAACACCTGCCGCGCCATAGGCCATGGATGAGCGCCCGCGAGCATAGAGCGTTGTGGCTTGCGTCTGCGTATCAACTTCGACATTAAGCGGAGCAAGCTCGAGCTTCGTGCCGTTCATCCACGCGAGATAGTAGCGGACGTTGATGGCAACAAAGATTAAATAGGCGTTTGTAAAAACGCTTGGTGCTTTCAGCGCCGGCTCCGAGCCGAATGCACTGCCAATAACGGCTGCGCTGGTAGCATCAGCAGCGACAACTGAGAAGCGGATTGTATCGTCAAATACATTTTGGAAATTAGATAACGTGACGAAATTGTAATAATCCGTCACGCTAAGCTGTCCGTCGGATTCCACCGACAAACCTTCACCCACTTTCACGCCACCGAGCGTGGATGACGTAGCTGTGGGTAACGTGTAAGATACATAATCGCGGTCTATGCTCACGAGGTGGTACTGCCCTGAGTACATGAACGTTGCGGTGTCGCCCGCCTTGATGATGCCGTCCTTGATGGCCGCACCCCTGTGGTAGATGGCCTTCGCGCCCTTGCTGGTCACGTTGAGTGTTGCGCCAGCCTGAACGTTGTGGTCGAAGAGCACGGACACGATGCCACCCGTGTTGAGCACGTAGTTGCTTATTGTGACGACCTTCGCCGCTGTTTCCGCAGCCGTGGTGCATTGGCCGTGACCGAAGCCCAGCTTGGCAGGCGTATAGGTGGTGTTTGCGTCGTATCCGCGATAGACCCACCAGCCGCCGCTGCCAGAGTCCAGCGCCGTCGAGTAGACGAACATCAGCGTGTAGTTCGCGTTGAAGATGGTTGTCTCCTGCGTGGCGTTGGTCATGTTGCTGTAGCACTTCTTCGCTCCGAGGCCGTTGACGTTGACGGTGAAGCCCTTGGCGCTGGTGACCACGCCGTTGTGGAGCATCACGCACGCGCCGTCGTACAGCTCGGTCAGGCCGTCCACGGTCGCGGTGAACTTGGTGCTCGTACTGCTTGAGTCCACATGGCCGTATGGGATGCCGCCAGCCTTACCACCAGCGTCAACCTTGCCGCCGATTTTGTCTTTGATTAGCTCGTCATAGTGGGCAAGCCCTTCATAGTCGAGGTAGGCCATGGCTCACCTCCTACGTGAACAGGCTGTTAATCTGTGCGTTGGTGATTGCGTCCATCTTGGGCTGGTAGCCGCTGAGGTCGACGTCGGTGGTGCCGATCTTCTCGAACGCGGTGCCAGTCCAGATGTACTCGTCGTAGATGTTCTGGCCGCTGCCGCTGTTGGAGATGAGGTAGATTACGCCAGCCGCGCCAGTGGCGGGAAGTGTCTGCACGACCTCGTAGCTGATGCCTTGGATGCCGCTGATTGCGTTGGTGATTGCCGTGTCGACAAACGCGGTCGTGGCAATCTGGGTGTCCTTCGTTCCAGCCGTCGCGGTCGGTGCCTTGGGCGTGCCGGTGAACGTAGGGCTTGCAATCGGGGCTCGACTCGTGTCAGTCGGATGCACGTGGTCTCCCTTTGCATAGGCCGTCTCGGTGCCGACTGCTGCCGTGCCGTCCATCTTCGGAGTCGTGGTCGATGCGGTGTTCTTGGTCGCACCAGTGGCGATGCCGTTGAGCTTGACCGCCTGGTCATCAGTGAGCACGCCGCCCTTGGTTGAAGTTGCGTTGGGATAGGTCGTGTCCTTTGCGGCAATCACAAAGCTGTCGCTTGATGCCGTGGGCGTGAGGGTCACGTTGTCACCAGCGGTGATGGTGAGCGTGTCGGTCTTGGTGTCGGCTGCGAGCGAGGTGCCATCAACGGAGACGGTCGAGAATGCGTTCTGGTTCGGCTCCGCGCCTGCGGTGATGCCGGCCAGCTTGTTCTTCTCGTCGGTGGTGTAGTCGTTAGTGGACAGGACCTTGGCCCCGTCCTTATCGACCTTGCCGTCAATCACCTGCTTGATTTTCTCGTCGTACAGCGCGAGGCCGTCGTAGTCGAGATAGTTGTTTGCCATGCTTTCTCCTTAGAAGAGCGCGAGGATTGCGGCGTTGCCGATTGGGTTGACGCCAAGCTCCTCCTGAGTGTGGTTGCCTACGAGCGTTACGCCCTCGATGGACGGAAGGTTGGTTAGCTTCTCGTAGTCGTTCGCTACGACCCTCGTGTACGTCCCAAGGTCGACGTCGATTCCCACGGGCGTTGAGAGCGAGACCGACACGTCGGCACCCGTGGAGACTGCCGCCGTGACGCTCGTCGTGTTAATCGGCATAGGTCACGTCCTGCCATAGGGTGTAGTAGCACGGGCGCTTGAGACCGCCGAGCGGGGTCTTAACCACGCCGTCTGCGGTGGTGGCCTGAACGTCGTAGACGTACTTGCCCGCCTCCATGCTTGCGGTGAGCTCTGGCGCGAAGTCGAACACCGCGACGCCGTCCGTCACGGAGGTGGCGGGCATCTGGAAGACGATTGGGCCCAGCCTGTTCGTGCGGACCGTGAGAACCGCTTCGGTAGCATCGAAGGGCACGGTCTGCCCGTCCTCCTCGACCGTCATGGTCACGGTGAGCGTCTCGGTGTCGCCGCGCGTCATGCCGAGGTCGTAGCCGCCGTCTGTGAGCGTTGCGATCATTATTGCTCCTAACTTGCGTTCGTTCCTTGCCCTATGCACGTTTGCGGGTATGGCGTCTGCTCCCCCTTCTTGGCGACGAAGGTCATCTGCTCGACGTGAAGGCAGTTCTTGCAGATTGCGTCGCAGACCCTTACCCCGTGGTTCGTCGCGCACGAGTACGGGAGCAGGTACATGGGCTCCCCGCACTTGGGGCACCTGTCCTGCGTCTCGGTTGCCTCCACTAGAACATCGCCCCAGAGAGGATCATGGCGCAGAAGGCGACAACCCACTTGGCGGTGGTGAGGATGCCAACGCACGCAAGCAGCAGGACGATGCCAAGTGCGACGTCAGCCTGACGCTCGGTTACGCGGCGGCTCATCGGGCAAGCTCCAGCATCCCGAGCGCTATGTAGCGACGCTTGCCGCTGGACCCGCCGACGTAGGACCCCCAGCAGTACCCGTCATCGCCGATGCCCATCCTGTCGATGTTCACCTTGTCGCCCTTGGCGTAGCGGACCTCCTTGCCGCCGCTCATGACCACCTTGCCCGTCTTGGTGCTGGGAGCATCGCGGACTCGAAGGAAGTCGCTGCGCACGGTCACGGTCTTCTCCACGGGGAACCCCCATTCTGTCGAGTCATCTGGTAGGGTGTTCATCGGCCATCCGCCGCCCACGAAGCCCGCGCCAGTGGGCAGCAGGCGCTCTGCCACTCCCCTGCTGGGCGTGCTGTCGATGATGTACGGGGTGGAGCCAGAGCGGCTCACGACGCCGACGTGGCCTGTGTTCGTGCGGCTCGTGCCGAAGAACACGAGGTCGCCGGGCTTGAGCTTGGACTTGTCGGTGGTCCAGTGGCCGCTGCGGTAGACCCAGTCACTCTGACTGCCGTCTCCATTTTGATGACCCTGCCAGCCAGGAATCGTCAGCCCCGCAGCGCGGTAGGCGCACGTGCTCAGGAAGGAGCAGTTGTACGACCGACCCTCCACGCCGCCGCTCGGGGTGTAGCTGTATGCGCAACCCAACTGCTTTCGGCAGTAGGCCACAATCTTCGAGCGCACGTCACTCATGGCCCAGCCCCTCCTTGCTGTGAAGCAACATCTGGTACCACGGCGCATCAGAAATCTCAGGGTGCATCTCCGCGAAAATTTCTAGCAGGCTCCAAAGCTCCATCAGCGACAGGCTCACGGTGATGGTGAGCAGCACCGGCTGCACGCCAAGTTCGAGCCCGCCCAGCAGCATGCCGTCGACGACGTCGGCGACCACGACCATGCCAAGGTTTGACAGCTTTCTGATGAGACCACTGCGGAACTCGTGCGAGCTGAAGTCGTGCTGCACGAATATGGCGTTGAGCACGCCGAACGCCACGTCCATGAGGGCGAGGGCGCAGAGCGCGATGATCGCCACCTGCGCCTTGCCGTCGCGGACGGGTTGGATGAATACCTCTAGCGGGTGCATGTCGCTCCCCCGTTCTGGTCGCGCATGTACATGCGGAGGCCCCTCCCGCGCGACCGCATGGGAAGGGCCTCCGTTGTTACCTCTTGTGTGCGCGTGCTATTCGACCAGCCGCCACCCCTGCGGGTATGCCTCGGGCGAGTACACGTTGGCGTCGATGAGGGACTCGTACACAGGGTCGGTCGCGCTCGGGTAGTGGACCTTGTCGCCCTTGTTGTAGGCGTCATGCGCGCCCGTGGGCTGCACCCAGACGGGGATCTCGCCCTCCTGGGCCGTGCGCACCCACAGCGCGGGCGTCGCGGGCGGCTCCCAGCCCTCCTGCGAGGTGTGCGCCTGCACGCAGCGGTAGAGCTTGCCGTCGTACTGCACGCGCACGCCCTCGGCGTATGCGGTGCCAGCGGCCCACTCGGGGTACATATTGGTGACCGCCTCCGCCTGCTCGTCCGTGAGGATGGGCAGCAGCGTCTCGATGGCATCCTGGACGGGGTCGTCCCACTCGGCGAATGAGGGGCTGGATTCGAGGGGGG